CATATTAAAATCCTCCTCTAACTGCTGCACGGTGTATTACAGATAATTCCTGAAATTCTAATGTCATATTCACGGTTACCGGATCCGTTGTACCCTCAAAAAATGCAACAGTATCCTGTGTAGTATAATCTAATGACATATCTGATAGTACGGATCTACCTATTCTAAATAAAGAATTCTCCTTCTTCTTTGATAAATTCTCTCCATTTACGTAAAAGGATATCTCAAATTCATCTGGATAGTTGAACATTCCTATAGGTGCAGAAACGGATTGAGGTGAATCATGATCTGGGTGCATAGCCATTTTAAATGCCCTAACAATCTCTTGAACCTTTTGAGATTCGGTTGAACTCCTAGGCATCATATTAAAAGTAAATTTATGATTACGTAATTGTGTGGGACCTTTATATGCGGCAACAATATAAGGATTTACTGACTTTCCTCGGGCGGCTTTCATAATTTCTTCTGCATTGTCTCCTCCAAATCGTTTTGTCAACGCCTGCCCTACATCTTTTAACGCCTCTCCCGTGCCTCCTCCTCCGGATGTTTCCTCCTGCTTCAAACCAGCCCACCCTGCTTTAATAATATCCCAGGTACCGGATGTATCACCGCCGTTTTTGGCTTTCTGATATGCACTAAACGAGCTAGCTGACATACCCTCAACATTTTCATATTCTGATTTATATCCAGTAGATAATGCATCCGGAGGAATAAATAGTGCTATATCACAAGTTGGTGTACCTCCTTTAAAAGCTTTACCCTCAAACTGTACCCAATGTTGTAGGCCTCCTTCTGTATTTCCTGCGGCACCCAATTCAGGTGGCCATTGTCCTACAAAGGTCGTCATAGTTTATCTTTCTATAAAAAATGTTAATTATTATTACTACTATATATTTATATGGCATACAAAGGGAAATTTCGGCCTCAAAATCATAAAAAATACAGAGGCGACCATACTAAAATTATTTATCGTTCTGGGTGGGAATTAAAGTTTATGAACTACCTAGACCGACAACCTGAAGTTATATCTTGGTCAAGTGAAGAGGTAATTATACCCTATCGTTCTCCTATTGATAATAAAGTACACAGATATTATCCCGATTTCTGGGTTAAAACTCTTCAAGGTGAGTCATTAGTAGAAATCAAACCAAAAAAGCAAACACGACCCCCGAAAGAGAATCCAAAACATAGGAGACGATATCTTAAAGAAGTAAAAGTTTGGGGCATCAATAGTGCCAAATTTAAAGCTGCTGAACACTTCTGTAGAGCCAAAGGATGGGAATGGCGCATAATAACTGAAGATACATTTAAATTAACTAAATAGTTCTAGTATTTTAAATAATAAAGGAGAATATGGCGGCACCATTAATAGGAGCAGCAATTGCAGTTGCTACAACAGTAGGAAGAACACTATTAAATGCGGTCACGAATGCGGTTAGAAGTGGTACACAACAGGTACTTCAAAAAGCTTCAACTAAATGGTTTAATAAAATTGTTAAAACCAAACTTGCCAAATATGCATTAAAACAAATGAGGACACCGGGTCAGATATTAGCCCAGTCCGAACGAACAACATTTTGGGAAGCTGGTGGTATGTATTTTTTTGCGTACGATCCTAAACACAAAAAAACATTACCTTATTATGATATGTTTCCTTTAGTTTTACCAATAGAAAGATATACTAATGGATTTCTAGGTATTAATTTTCATTATCTATATCTCAGAGATAGAGCCATATTACTAGATCAACTTATGGCATTTGCAAATAATAAAGAATTAGATGAAACAACAAAAATAAAATTATCGTATCAAAGTTTAGGAAATTTTACAAAATATAGAAGAGCAAGACCCTGTATTCATAGATATCTTGATCAACATATGAGATCACCTATGGTACCTGTTGGAGCTGAAGATTGGGGAACAGCACTCTTTTTACCTGTAGAAAGATTTAGAGGAATGGACAAAACAGCAGTTTGGGCCGAAAGTCGATCTATTATGCAAAACATTCACTTATAAGGAAACATAATGTCGGGAACACCGTTGAGTCCAAGCGACTTCATGTCAAAAGTTGGAAATGAAGGGGGTATATCAACTAGAAATAAATTTTCTATTATGGTGACTGCTCCAATGGATATGCCGTTGAAGAGTTGGTCACCTGCAGCACAAATGGTTTGTCATACAGTACAGTTGCCCGGAAAATCATTAAGTAGAACAGAAGATAGAATATATGGTATAGATGTCCAAAAACCATATGGCATTACATTCGAACCAGTAACATTGGCCTTCTACAATACCAATAATTTTAAAGCTAGAGAATTCTGGGAAATGTGGTTGGAATGGATACAACCAAGACAGTCACGCAATATTCGATATTATTCAAAAATGATAGGACAGATACAAATTTATCACTATTCTGAGGATGTTGAATCGCCAGTTCCCGGTGATCAAAATTATGTCATGACATTAAATGAAGCGTATCCTATGTCTTTAGAAGAAGTAGAACTTGGTTGGGATAATCAAGATGTAATGGACTTTCAAGTTCAAATATCATATAAAGACTGGAGTAATGCGGGTTTACCTCCCGCATCGGCAGCAAAGGACACTGCTAATCCGCATACTAGCTGAAACATGAAATGAATATTTAAATTATAGGAGAATATTATGGCATTACCAAAAGTGGCAACATCCACTCATGAATTGACAATCCCTTCAACGGGACAAAAAATTAAATACAGACCTTTTCTTGTAAAAGAAGAAAAGTTATTAATGATGGCAGCTGAAGGTGGCAGTGAATCAATAAGTGAAGCAATAAAAAGTGTTTTACAGGCATGTACTCAAAGTAAACTTGACATTCAAACACTTGCACCTTTCGATATTGAATACTACTTTCTTCAACTAAGAGGAAAGTCCGTTGGTGATGAAATCAAACTTAGTTTACTACGGCCAGAATCAATGGAGTGTGAATGTAGTGAAGGTAAGACATGTAATATAACACTTGATATTAATGATATAGAATTAGATAAAACAAAAATACATGATGGTAAAATAAATATCACTGGTGATATTGGAATAAAATTAAAATATCCAGATTTAAATGCCATGCAAAGTTTTGTAGGAACGGACAGAGCACCAACTGCTGATGAAGTGTTTAAAATAATATCAGATAGTATTGAATATATTTGGGAAGGTGATGATATATATAAATCAAGGGATACAAGTAAAGAAGAATTAAATGATTTTATAGAATCATTAAACACGGAACAATTTACTAAGGTTAGAGAATTCTTTGAAGATATGCCAAAATTATATAAAGAGGTTGATTGGGTATGTCCTGAATGTAAGAAATCTGTGAAGGTGATGTTGGAGGGAATAGACACTTTTTTCGTATAGCGCTGAATCACGATTCCCTGGAAAATCACTTTAAAACAAACTTTTCCATGATTCAGCATCATAAGTGGAGTCTTACAGAATTAGAAAATATGATGCCATTTGAAAGACAAATTTATATTATATTGTTACAACAATGGATTAAAGAAGAAAACGATAGAATAGCAGAACAAAATAGACAAGCTAAACAAAGGAAGTAAATGGCTGAAGCCGAACAAAATTCAAATGCTAAGTTAAGTGAAGTTAGTTCTAAACTTTCAACATTAAATAAATCACAGGATACCGGTCTAGGTAATATCAAGTCATTAACAGAAACACTAGTTTCACAGGGACAATCTGCCGCCGATTCTGCGGATGCAGTAGCTAGAGTGGCAAGAGAAAATCAAAGAGAAGCGGCTAGAGCCAGAAAAGATAAAGCTGGTGCACAGGATGTTAATGTTTTGAATTGGCAAAAAAATAATGAAGAAAGTGGCGGATTCTTGAGTGGTATCATGGATTTATTTAGCCAAAGATTTGCATTTAAAGGATTAAAAATGTTTTCATTTGGTACATTATTTGCAAAAGGTGGAATAATGAAAATGTTGGCCGCATTAGGCACAACTATATTTGCAGGAGTTAAAACAGCATTTGCAGGAATAGGAATGAAGTTTACAGCATTACTGGGACCCACACTTATGAAATTCATGGGCCCTGCTGCAATAGTTGCTGGTTTAGTAATGGCACTCAAGAGTGGTTTCGATGGTGCTATGAATGCTATGGATTGGGGTGTGAGTAAGATTTCTGGTTTTCTTGGTGGATTCTTTGCAGGAGATGCCGATGGTAGTATTAAGAATATGTTTAAAAATGCAGGAAAATGGGCAATGATAGGAGCAGGATTAGGAAGTGTTGTTCCTGTAATCGGAACACTTGTTGGAGGATTAGTTGGCGCCGCTATCGGAGGAATACTTGGTCTTATTGGGGCAAAGAAAGTAGCTAGAGCTTTTGATAAAATTGGTGCATGGTTCAAATCGGCATGGCAAGGTATTACGAACTTCATGTCAGAAGTATGGGACAAAGTAGTAACTTGGTTTAAAGAATTATGGTCATTCGATTATGGTGCAGCGATTTCTGAAGGATGGACAAATCTTTCTGCTTACGTAGGAGGAGTCTGGAATGATATAGTAGATTGGTTTAAAACTGTATTTACGTTTTTAGGTGTTGATACAGCGTGGACAAGTTTAACAGGATTCGTATCAGAAAAATGGACACAAGTTAAGAAATGGTTTGAAGATTTACTGACATTTGAAGGTGAAGGAGGAGAAAAAATAGGAATAGGTGAAAAAATTATACAACTATTTGCAAAGATTCCAGATAAAATAGTAGCTCTATTTGAAAAAATAGTTCAATCAGTTAAAGATATATTCAATAATATAAAGCTTCCTTCTTTGTTTGG